ACAGCGAACTCGGGCACGTATCTGCGGGGCGATCAGACGTGGGCTGCGGCTGGTGCCACCACGGTCGATGTCGTGTCGAACGTGGCGACCTCGACGATCCTTGGTCGCACCACTGCCGGGTCGGGTGATTCGGAAGAACTGTCGGTGTCGTCGGCTCGGTCGCTGCTGTCGGTCACGGACGGTTGGACAAAGGCGATGGTGCAGCCCGCAGTGGGTGAGTGGTGGCCGACCCCGTTCGCCACCATCTACCCCGGTGCCACGCAGCTCAACCGTGTCTGCTATGTCCCGATCTGGATTCCCGCAGGCGTGACGATGATCGACGGAATCGCCGTGGAAGTGACGACCGTCAATGCCACGGCGCTCGGACGGTTGGGCCTGTACGCCCCGCACGCCACGACCCGAAAGCCTGACGCCCTGGTGATCGACGCCGGGACTGTGGACTGCTCGTCGGGTGGCGGTGCTGCGGGTGTCCGCACCCTTGCCTGTACGGCCACAGCGGTGACACCGGACAGCCTCTATTACGTCGCCTACTGCGCTCAGACCGCTACCGCTGCGGTTCGCCAGGCAGCGACGGGTGCGACCCTCAAGAACTTTTCGATCCCGTCGTCTACGGCTTCGGAGGTGTTCGTTCGCACGGAGACCTTGGGCTGGATCGAGTGGCCCGTTACTGGTGCCCTGCCCTCTACGGCCACCCCGACTCGGTTCGCCGTGGGAGACGTTCAACCGATTCTCGCGCTCAAGAGGAACACATGATGGACACGGTCAACTATGGCATCGGCGGGTTCTTGCCGGATCATCCGAACGGCAACATTACGGCCCGCACCGTGGACAACGGCGACGGCACCGCCACCGAGACGTTGTGGGACGAGGTCGGCACGGTGCTGTCTGAACAGACCGTGCCCTACCAGTCCCCGCCTGCACTGCCCACGTTGGATGAGGGAGTGGCCGAACTGCGGGCGACCGTCGCTGAACTCCTGACGATCATCGAAGGGACCTGACATGGCAAAGACAGGACCCCGTCCACCAAAGCCAAACATTCCCGCCACCGGGACTACGGCTCAGATCCTTACGCTTCTGCGGGCTATGGACGGACGCCTGACCCGTCTTGAAGGTGACGATGACCGCCGTGCAGCACGGGCTGCGGCTCTGCGCTCCTAGCGCACGCCTACGCCTATGCTGAACGCCGAGACCCTTGCGGTAGCAACGCCTGCCGAACTGAAACTGCTAGAGAAGTCCCTTGTGCGGGAGCAGGCGCTCCTGTCCCCGTTGGACTTTGCCGTGTACGTCTCAGACGGGCGGGTGCGGCGCTTCAAGCACACGGAGTTACTGTCCCGCTACGCCAAGGCGCTCGTTGAGCACGCCCTGTATGATTCGGGAATCGGCACTCCTGCGGTGTGGACGCCAGACCCTGAGGACCCCGAAGACGGGCAGTGGCGGCACCCCGAGACGGGGGAGGAGGCGCACAACATCATCGTGATTTCGGCTCCGCCGCAGCACGGCAAGTCTCTTGCGCTCACGGAGACGGTGCCTGCGTGGTACCTTGAGCAGTTCCCTGACCGCCGTGTCATTGCCACGGGGTATGAGGCGGACTTCGCCAAGAACTTCGGGCGTGCCAACCGTGACAAGATTGAGGCGTGCCCCGAGTTCGGGATCTCCGTGTCCAAGGAGAGCCGTGCGGCGGACAACTGGAACATTGAGGGTCACGACGGCGGCATGATGACCGCAGGCGCAGGCGGTCCCATCACGGGCCGTCGTGGCGACCTCATCATCATTGACGACCCGGTGAAGAACTCCGAGGATGCCCTCAGCGAAGCCGCACGCCGCAAGAACAAGCAGTGGTGGCAGTCCACCATCAAGTCCCGTGTGCGAACGGACACGTTGGTCATCATCATCCAGACCCGCTGGCATGAGGACGATCTTGCCGGGCACGTTGAAGTGACGGAACGCTGCTTCAAGCTGAACCTTCCTGCGCTCGCCTTTGAGACGGCGGGGCCGGACGGCATTTCTGTTGACCCCGATTCAGGGGTGCCCGACCCCCTCGGACGCAAGCCGGGGCAGGCGTTGTGCTCTGCTCTGCAAACCCGGTCCATGCTCATTCAGAAGCAGGCGACCGGCGACGGCGGGGATGAGCCGGGCGGCATGTTGTGGTTCTCGGCGCTGTACCAAGGCAAGCCGAACATCGAAGGCGGTGGGCAGCTCCGCAAGCCGTTCGGGTACTTCACGTCTGAGACCAACTTCTCCGGCAAGCCGTTCTTCCGCACCGTGCATTCAGACGGGACCAAGAGGGAATCCTACCGTGAGGCGTGCATCTACTTCATCACCGCTGACCTGGCGGTTTCCTCCAAGACCACCGCCGATTATACCGTTTTTACACTATTTGCGTGGACCCCGCACAATGAACTGCTTGTGGCAGACGTGTTCCGTGAGCGGGTGGAAAGCACGGAGCATGTAGCAAAGGCAGCAGAGTTCTGGAAGAAGTCCCGTACTGCAACGGCAGGGGCCGGAATCCGGTTCTTCGGTGTGGAGAACAAGACCTACGGGCTGTCACTGATTCAGGCGTTGAAGAAGGACAACAAGATCCCGGTCAAGAAGCTGGAGGCGGATGCTGACAAGATTGCTCGTGCCAACCCGGTCGGCATGATGATAAAGCAGGATGAGTTCTTCCTTCCCGCAGGCCACGTCCTGCTGCCAGACATTGAGAAGGAGATGATGGGCTTTCCGAACGGCACGCACGATGACATCGTGGACACCTTCGGCTACGGTGCCCGTGAGAGCCGTCTGCTCCCCCGCAGGAAGTCCGAGGATGCCCTCTCCGAGCCGGAGAAGGCCCGCCGCTCAAAGCGAAAGAAGACCAGGTATCATCCAATAGTAGGACGGCTCTAGCAGGAGTAGCGGCCACCGGCCCAGGGTGCCCACCCTGCGATGCTGTAGAGGTAAGCGGCGTACTTGCCATTGAGCATCGGATCAAGAGCCTTGCGCTCGAACGGCGCACCGTACATGCGCTCAAACTGACGCTTATGCACGGGACGGTGGATCTGAAAGAGACCCCAATCGTCGGTTGGGGACACGGCCTTGGCGTTCCCGCCGCTCTCACGCTTGACGATGCACGTTGCCTTCGCCCGTGCGTGGGCAGGGAACTGAGCCACACCAATCTGTGTGGCCGTACACGACGGCAGCACAAGCACCGCAAAGGCGGCGAGAAGTAGAGAGGCCAACAGGGTCTTGTAGGAACGCATCCTCACACCCTACCACATATGACGGTTTCATTACAGACGGAACGACGATCCCTTTCCTTGCAACCTGCTAGACTGCGGTAATGAATCTGACCCCCGGCTTTTCTCAGAACGCCCGAGTGCCCTACTGCTCTTTCTGCGGCGGGATGCCCGGCAAGACCAACCCGCTTGACCCTACGTCGGCGGATCTCCCCGTCGTAACCACGGACCTTGATATTGACTTCGAGGGCATCGTGGAGTTCTGTCAGGGGTGTGCCGCAGAAGCGGGCGCACTTTCGGGAATGATTCCCGAAACCGTTGCACAGGAACTCCGGTCCGAGGCGGCACATCTCCGCTCTGACAACCTGTCCCTCACGGCAGAACGGGACGCAGCCCGCAAGGCGCTTGACGCTCTGCGGGAAGACCTTGCAAACCGCCCTGCTCCTGCTCCCGCTAAGGCCGTCCCCGCAAAGAAGGCGGCGCAGCGTAGTGCTGCTGCTTAGTCTTGCGCTCCTCGTCCTTCTTGTGCTGCAAGAGCAGCGGCATCGCAAGGAGCGTGACCGCCTTGTCCGTCTCGCTGCTGCAAACACGCCTGCTGAACGCATCGCCGCACTTCTTCCTGAGAAGCGGACTTCCGCCCCTCGGGAAGAACGCCCCACCAAGCCGCTAGGAATCTGACATGCAAGAGGTAGAGAAGACAGCGGCAGCCGTGCAGTCCGCAGGCGGGGACGGCATCCCTTCGGCAAACAAGAACGACGGTTTCACGGCAAGCACCGTTGTCGCCCGCTATGAGCAGTCGGCAAAGAGCATCAAGGCTGAGGTGCAAGACTACTGGCTCAACGTGGCCTTCAAGTCCAACCACCAGTGGGTCTACTGGAACCGGGCAACGAACCGCCTGGACTCCTACGCTGGTGACCCCGAACGAGTGCAGGCCACGGTCAACCGGATTTGGCCCGGTTCCCGCACGATCATCTCCAAGCTGACGCAGCGGGAACTTGCGTTCGACGTGCTGCCCACGGCACCCGACGATGCCACGATGCGGGGTGCGAGCACGTCCGAGGCGATCCTGCACGACGTTCACATCCGGCACTCGTGGGAGAACCTGCGGGTCAAGAACTCATGGTCAACGTGGTTGGGCGGCACTGCCGCCATTGCGGTGGATTGGGACCCGAAGGCGGGCAACCGGATCGACCAAGAAACCTTCACGGGCGACACGATCGAAACCCCGCTGTCCATCGCAGAGTTCGTGGTGGAAGCCGGGTCACGGGAACCTACCCGTTCCCGCTATTGGATCAAGGCGCAGGCGCTCCCGCCCGCACAGGTGCAGGCAACCTACAAGCTCGCTGAACTCCCCCCTGCGGACGCTACGGCAGGACTCACGCCCTTGCAGGCGTCGCTCATGGTCGGGCAGGAGAACGGGAACCAACGCCCCGAACTTACCCGTGTCCTGACCTACTATGAACGCCCGAACGGCTCGTGTGCCGAAGGCCGTGTTGCGGTGGTCATCAACAACAAGTTCGTGGACGGCGTGAAGAAGTGGCCGTTCCCGTTCAAGGACCGCCTCAACTTTGCCGTGACCTATGAGACGGAGCGGGACAACGTGTGGGCGGGTGAAACCGTTGTGACGGTTTCACGTCCCATCCAAGTTCTCTACAACCTTGCTCAGTCCAACATTGCTGAGCACATGAAGAACGCCGGCAACGCACGGCTCGCCGTCCCGCAGTCCTCAATGGACATGATGGAATCGTTCTCTGATCTGCCCGGTGAGATGGTCCCGTTCCCTGATGGTGAACAACTCCCGTCGTGGATCTCCCCCGCACAGATGCCGCAGTGGTGGTCTGATTGGCCTTCCAAGTTGGAAGAAGTCATGGACGACCTGCTCGGTGTTCACGATGTTTCAAGAGGGAGCGCCCCTACCAACATTGAGAGTGGCTACGGGCTGAGCATCCTTGCCGAGCATGACAGCACTCCCGTAGGCCGCATGGTCAAGTCGCAGGCTACGGCGTGGGGCGAAGTGGCGACGATGGTGTTGGAACTCTACGCCTCTATGGTGAAGGAAACCCGCACCGCTTTGATCCGGTCTCCTGGCGACGTGCCGGAAGCGGTGCCGTGGACGGGCGAGCAACTGCAAGGACAGACGCAAGCCATCGTTCCTGAGGATGCAATCCTCCCCCGCTCCCGTGCTGCTATGCAGGCAATGGCGGAGAAGATGGTCCAGATGGGTCTCGTCACCGATCTTGAAACCTTCACGGCTCTTGTTGAACTGCCTGGTCAGAAGGACATCATCGAACGTGCCCGTCCCGATGTGGCGAAGGCACGCCGTGAGAACAGCCTCATGGCTCTCGGGAACGTGATGATCCCTGCGGACTTTGACGATCACGCCATCCACATTGCCGAGCACAACGTGTTCCGCAAGAGCGAGCGGTATGACCGCATGTCCCCGCAGTTGCGGAACGTCATCGACACGCACATCGCCGCACACGAAACTGAGGCTGCGGAACTTGCGGGCAAGGCCCGTCAGGCTAGCGCCATCGACCCGCTTGCTGCGACCGCCCCACGGGGAGACAGCCGCCCGGTTCTGACGGCGGACCAACTCCCGCCTGAGGCGCTTTCCTTAGCCGCACCGGGTGCGGATGACCCCTTCCTTGACCCCGAACAAGCGGGTGCCGAGGATGAACTAGCGATGCTAGCGGAACAAGCTGCTAGTATCTAGTCACGACCATAGAAAGAGAGGACAGTCCAGATGACTGACCTGCCTGTTGAAACCCCGTCCGCACCCGTGGACGTTCCCGTCAACCCCCTGCTTGCAGAGGACCCGCCCGCTGCACCGGAACCCGTAGCGGAGGAAACTCCCGCAGCGGAGGAACCTGTTGCAGAGGGCGGTGCAGAACCCGGCGTAGACCCGGAGACGTTTGACCGTTCGTATGTGGAGGAACTCCGCAAGGAATCCGCCAAGTACCGGACCAAGGCCAAGCCGTATGAGGAGGCGTTCGCAGAGTACGACGATGAGAGCCGTGAGGTTCTGCTGTCGCTTGCCCGTGAACTCATCACGGACCCCGAAGCCGGCGCACGCCGGATGGTGGAGATTTCCAAGAACATCCTTGACGACAAGTTCGAGGATGTGCTCAAGGACCCGTCCCCTCGCCCGCTGACGGCGCAGGACGTAGACCGTATGTTCTCGGAACGGGAATCCAAGGCACAGCAGGAAGCGGCTGTACGGGCGGTGGAGCAGGAAGCGGACGCCCTAGGGTACGCTGACGGCACTGCGGACCGTGCCCTGCTGTTCTCCATTGCGAACACGGAGACCCTCGGGGATCTCAAGGCGGCTCACGAGAAGATCCAAGCCCGCAATCAGGCTGTGATTGACGCCTACCTTGCACAGAAGCGGGAGGCAGGGGAAGCCTTCCCCACTCCTACCTCCGCAGGTGTCGGAGCGGGCGCTGACGGCGGGCCTCCGAAGGACTTTGACGAGGCCAAGAAGGGGCTGCTTGCCTTCCTCAACAGTCAGCCGGGGCAGTAGAAGCAGACGCCGGAACTGTCCTTGCCTGCTAGAGCCGCCCTTCGGGGCGGCTCTTTCAGTTGTGCTAAGATGTACCGAGATGGCACAACCCTGGTGGTTGTTCTGTGAGTGTAGGGCTGGACCCGAAACTACGTCGCCGTTGAGAAAGCAATACGCAACCTTCGTGTTTCCCCCTACCTATCACAGAAAGAGATTGTCATGGCTCAGAGCCTCACTAATGCCGATGCCGCCCTCAAGGAGTACTACCTTCCTCCGCTCCGAGAGCAGTTGAACAACGCCAATGTTCTTGACGCCATCGTGTCGAAGAACACCGAAGACTTCGAGGGTCGCCGTGCGATCCTGAGTCTCCACGTCACCCGCAACTCCGGTGTCGGCTCCCGAGCCGAGAATGGCACCCTCCCGACCGCAGGTCAGCAGGGCTACGCCGAGGAACGTGTCCCGGTCTACTTCCACTACGGGCGGATTCAGCTTTCCGCCCCCGTGATGAAGGCCATGAAGTCGGACAAGGGTTCGTTCGTTCGGGCCGTTGAGTCCGAGATGACCGGCCTCAAGCGTGACGTTGCACGGAACTACAACCGTCAGCGTTTCGGTACCTCCAACGGTGTCGTCGCTACCTGTGGTACCACCTCGTCCGCTACGGATGTTGTCCTTCTCACCCCCACCAGCACGCAGCTTCGGCAGCTTGAGGTTGGGCTTGTGATTGACATTGGCACCGTTGCCAACCCGGTTTCGGTTGCCTCGGCTCGTACCATCACCGCCGTCAACACCTCTACCGGCGTCGTCAGCATCTCCGGTGCTGCGGTCAGCACCACCTCTGGTGCTGCGTTCATCTTCATCTCCGGTTCGGGTGGTGCCATCGGTGGCGCAGGTCAGAAGGAAATCACGGGTCTTCGGACCATCGTGGACTCCTCGGGCAGCCTGTTCAACGTCGATCCCGCCACCTACCCGGTGTGGTCGTCCTACGAGAGCAGCAACTCCGGCACCCTTCGGGCGCCGTCGGACACGCTGTTCGAGGAAGCGTTGGACAACGTGAACATCAACTCCGGTGAGGATGTTGACGTGATCGTCACCACGAACGGCATCAGCCGTGCGTACGCCAACTCGCTCAAGAGCCAGAAGCGGTTCACCAACACCATCGATCTCAAGGGTGGCTTCAAGGCGCTTGAGGTTTCCAGCGGTCGCAACGCCGTTGGCCTGGTTTGGGATCGTGACTGCCCCACGCAGCACGCTTTCTTCCTGAACACCAAGCACCTCACCGATTACGTTGAGACGGATTGGGAGTGGGCCGACGATGACGGTTCGATCCTGGGCCGTGTTGCCGACACCGACGCTTACGAGGCTCGTCTTCGCAAGTTTGCGGAGCAGGCGACTGACAAGCGCAACAGCCACGGCAAGATCGTGGACCTCTCGGGAGATAGCTAGTCTAGTATCTTACTGACGGGTTGAAGGGCGGGGCTTCGGCCCCGCCCTTTGCGTTTTGCGCCTGCTAGACTAGGCTGCATGTCTTTGACTCACCCGCAGACCGTTAACGGAAAAACTTTGTGGATGGACAGCGGGGTCTCAGACCTCATCCACAAGCTCAACTACGGAGACCCCGTTCTCGGGTGGGAAGGGGACCCCGCTCTCGCCCTGTTCATGGACAAGGACCCCGTGCAGGGGGACCGTTGGGTGCTCGTCCGTCTAGAGGATGACGGGGAATACCGGGACGTGTGCCGTTCCCGCCCCGGCCTGCCCCTTGATGAGCGCCTACTCATCCGCCTCATGGAGCACGACTCCCGCAGGGGCTTCGAGGCAGCGTCCGTCATTGAGGAAGCCTACGACCCGTTCTCGCAGACCACCGCCGCCGACGAGGCTGCGATGGAAGGACTTGAACGGGCATACCACGGTCTCGCAAAGGATGTAGGTCACGTCTGATGTCCATCACCGCAGGTGATCTCTACGCCTCCGCCCGTGCCCGCACGGGACTCAACTTTGCGGACGGGCGGCTTGACGACAACAACATCGTCGGCGTCAACACCGCAATCAACGCCGGTCTGACGGACTTGGTGGCAGCCCACGATTGGGATTGGCTGTATGACGAGAACATCATCGGCATCGTCCCCTCGGTGGAGTCCTACCGCACCCCGACCAACTTCATGCGGGCGCTGTGGCTCGCCAACGACAACAACGAGGAACTGAGCCTACGGCAGCGGCGGGATGCCATCCGGTTCTCGTCCGGCACCGGCACGCCCCGCTACTTCTCCATCCTCAACGGCCAAATCTACCTGTCCCCGACCCCCTCGCAGGCTGCGGTGTACCGGATTGGATACTATGTCCAGTTCGAGCGGATTGACGCACTGACGGTTGCAGCCCTTGATGACATTGACCTTGAGATTCCCGACATGTTCGTCAGCCTTGCGACTCTCTACATCGCAAAGAACATTGCCATGATGTTCAAGGACTACGATGCCTACCGCCTTCTCACGGAGGAGATCCGTGCCGAGATGAAGCGGGTAGCCGATTACACCCGCAGGAGCCTCGGCCCCGTAGCCCCGCAAACCCGTCACGACGGGTACTAGGGGCAACCGTGCCAGTTACGAAGACGATCGTGTACGACGATTGGAGCAAGGGCGAGTTCGGGACCATGAACCCGGCCAAAGCCCCCAACGGGTCATGGACGGGCACCAACGTCGTTGCCTACCGTAACAACCGGATCGGCCCCCGCCCCGGCCTCAAGGAAGTGACCCCGAGCACGTCCCCGTCCAAGAACGGGCCGCTGCTCGGACTCGGATTCTCCCCCGTTGCCCAAACGCACAACCGCCCTATCTTCTTCATCCTTGAAGACCGGGTGTACGCCTTTGACCCTACCGACGCCACCACGCTCCAATCGGCCACGCCCGACCTGACCGTTGCCCCCACGGACACCGACTCTCAGGTGGTGCTGTCCAAGGAGTCCTGCCGTCTCATCGGAGATGAGGTCTACTTCACGATTGACAACGACTCGGCGTACCGCCTCAACCTGCGGACCACCGCAGCCAGCGGCGCAGGCAGTCAGCCGGTGCTTACCCGCATCACGGACTCTGACCCCGAAGGTGCAGGCACCGACATTGAGTTGCACAGGGATCGTATGTTCGTGTGTAACGGTGGTGTACGGGTGTTCTACTCGGATGCTGCAACCTTCGGGACGTGGGGCGCCGGTTCGTTCTTCGACGTAGGCGCTGCCTACCGGATCATTTCCATGCTGTCGTTCCGTGACGCCTTGGTGTTCTTCACGCAGTCCGGCGTGTGGGCGATGACCGGAAGCTCGCCGGCAGACGGCACGTTCCGGCGTGTAGCGGAGTCCCTGTCCCCGCTGGACAAGGGTGCGATCATCACCAACGATTCCATCATCTACATCCCGGCAAGCCGCAATGCTCCCGTGATCTTCAACGGCTCATTCGGGGACGAGGAGTCCCTGCTGCACCTTGACGCTTGGAAGACAACTTCGTCTGCCGCCTACGGCGTGCAGTCCTACGGGAACAGGGACGTTCTGTTCCTGTCGGGGACCAACGGGGACCTGCTGTGGCGCAAGGAAGGCGCTTGGACGGTGCACGACCTTGAGGTGTCGGCAGGGCCGTGGATCACCCGGTACTTCGATGACAACGTGCTCATCGCCTACGAGGGCACGTCGTCGGTTGACCCGAAGTTCTACATGCTTGCCATGAACCTTGACCGCCCCGCCTTCACGTCCGACACTTGGGCGCAACCGGGCGACGACAGCACCACCCCGCTTACGGCGTCCTTCACGCTGCCCGACTACCAAGCTCCCGAAGGCAAGGAAGTGCGGGTGCGGTCGGTCACGGTGGATTACGTCAAGTACCGTACGGGTAGCGCCACGACCAACAACATTGACATGTCCGTCACGACCATGTTCCGTGAGAACCTGCCCGGTACGGCAGACTCCGCCGAGTCCCCCCGTACGATCTTCAACGAGGCGGGCACGGCTACAGCAGCGGGGACAAGCGGCACCACGGCCCGTGCCGTCGCCCGAGGGTTTGCAGGCGGGTTTGGCGGGTCCTACCGTCTTTCCTTCTCCGACCTGCGGGGTGTGGCGATCGACCGTGTGGTCGTGGAGATTGAAGAAATGGACGCTCCGGTCGTATGAGTGAGTTCCGTCACCCGCACCCGTTCGAGAACATCGCCAACGCCATCCAAGACGCCCTAGATCCGAACAAACCGGATACGCTCGGTTCCGCAATCAACCTTGTCAACGAGAACGCCCGTGCCGTGGAGGACGCCATCGACGGCGGGACGACAAGGGGGTCTCTCATTTCCGACGTGGAAGCGGGGGTTGCGTCCGGCGTACACACGTCCTTCGAGTGGGTCATCCCCGGCAGAACCAACACCGTTTTCTCGGGAACCTTGACCTTGTTCGGTGCCCCGCCTGCCGGGACCACTCTCTACCTTGACATTAACGGAACCCGCTACAAAACCGTCAGTGACGGGGTTGGGTCGGAGGCTGTCACCGCAGGAATCACCGCCCTCACGTTTACAGGAGATGTAACGGTAAACATTGAGGTGTGGTGGGAATCCGGTGCCGGAACCACGGGGCTGTCAATCAGCGGCTCGGGTGTTTACATCGCTTTTTAGCCCCCTTCCTGTCTGCTAGACTGTCGGGGTGCCGTCAAACGTCTTTTCAGCGCCCGCTAACGGGGGAACCCGTATGTCAGGGCAAGGCTTGCAGCGGCGGCAGTCAAGTTCAGCGACCGGGCCTGGTCTCCCCCCTGCTGCTTCTGCCGCCGCTGCCGCTCAACAGCCCGCCGCCTCTGCCAGTGCGGACCCGGCGTAC